ATTACTTGTATGATGTCCAAAACATCTAACTTTAACTCTACCAATTAAATATGGGTCTTTTCTATCTTCTACTACACCTTGAAACCAGATGAAACCATCCATTCCTACAAAATTATTATTCATGTTATTATTCCAGTTGTTATTTCATCTATTTCATATTGGTCCACATCTACACCTTTTCCTTTTTCTGTAGACAATACTTCCTTATCAGTTCTCATGTATGGTTTACTTACACTATCTTTAGCACATATTAATGTCATATTGTGTTTAGTATTAGTTGTAATGCTTTGTATTATGTGTCTTACTTCTATTACAAGATATCTACCAGACATATAAGGGTCTATTGTAGGTTCATTTACGCTTGAGTTTGTCAATGTAGTAAATTCTATAATTGAACCAGCTGTAACAGCAGTATTACCTGGCACTAATAGTTCTATTGAAAAAGAATTAAATGCCCCTTGTTGTGATATACTTTTTTGTATTGTGTTTTTTATATCTGATGTTTCAATAGCGGATATCTTCTTTGTAAAAAAATTCTCTTTATCATGCAGACCTTGTGTTGCTGATAAAAACATATATTTACCTTCAGAAAAATCACTCAGCATTTTACCTTCTTCATAATTGTATAACGGCATAAATCCATTTTCTTCTGTAGTTGTTCTATCTATGTGTGTAGTATTTACAAATTCGTGAGGGTAACTAAAATCTTGTTCATCAAATTGTTTACTGAAGGCGTCATAAGTAACCAATCTACTTGCAAAAACACCTTTGTTAATACTTGACAATGTATCATATCTATTTAAAATTTTAAAATCAAATACTTTTTCATTATTACCTTTTATTATTTTATTACCTACTTTAGTTTTATACCTTCTACCTGACATTATTTTAGGTGTGTTACTGTATTGTGCTATTGCTCTTTTAGCAATACCTGAAGGATTTGATATCATACCTTCTAATGACTTGAAATGAAAACCATCTGATGTTTCCCAAAAGAAAAAGCCTGCACTTTTAAATTTCTTTGAGACTGATTCTTTACATAAAAATTTTATAGTATCTAACGGTGATTTTTTAGGTATAACATATTTAACTTCAGGTACAGTTTGTTCAAAAAAGATATCTTTTTTTGATTTTAAATAATCTCTAAATACCTTTTCAACAGTCTTATGAATGGGACCTTGAAATGCTCTACACAATTTTCTTTGTCTATCTTTAATTAATTCTTTACTACAAAATTGCAATCCATAAGTTTTAACACCAGGAGAAGCTTCTGATATGTTTACTATTTTATGTACGAACATAGGAAATCCTGATGTCATAGTAAAATCATATCCGTGAGGCACATCATCTTTAGGTGTAAACCCAGGAGAGTGTGCTGTAAATTCTAAAAGTTCATTGCCTGTGAGAGGTAATCTATCTAGTACACCAGCAGCGTCTACTATTACCAAAACACCTGTTAGTGTGCTACGATTTATACTTTCATATAATTGTATCTCTTGTACTAGTCCAGTAACATCCATTCTAAAGGGTTCATTAGTACCTTCAGCACTAATATATGATGTTAGAAATATTTTTTCTGATAATTTAATATCACCTGATTTAATCATAATCTATTTTCCTATTAGTTCATTAAATTCTCTCAAAAACTGAGGTAAAAATTCTGGGTCTAATAGTTTTATTAATCTCTTTTTGTCTTGTAGTCTTGATTCATACTCTCTATTTAATACTGAATTAGCACCTGATACTGTACTATTAACTTCTATCTTATGTGTATAATCATCTGGACCATTACCTGATTGTTTGCCACTTGACTGTGTTATCTCGTAATGATGTATGCCATCAGGATTAGAATACTTGTCTGTTATAAACAATTCAAATTCTTGTTCTGACATTGGCCAGTCATAGTATCTATCTTGAATATTATTCGTAAGTAATATTACCCAATGTAACTGTGTAGTACCAAAGTGTTTAAATGCAATATTTTCTGGTGTTTCACCTGATTTAACATCATATTTATTATATAGACTTGCCTCATTTATAATTTTATCTCTGACTTTAATTCTTGACATAATATCAGTTACATCTTTAAAGTTTCGTTTATCAAACCCATATTGTATTCTTCTAAATCCTTTAAAATACATTAGTACACCATCGCCGTTTCTTTTGTTATTATTGCCATTTCTGTAAACTGTAACTCAACTTTAATTATTTGAGGTGAAGCACCTTGGTCATCTGGTTTTAATGTTGTAAACTTTTCACCAGGTGAATAATCTATCTCCATAGTTCTTAATACACATTTTGCAATTTTAGGTATGTATGTGTTTCTATTCTCTCTATACATATATTCTATTTCAAATTGTGAAGGTGATATAAAAAATTGTTCTTCCATTGTCAATGAAGGCAACATATGAAATTTAAACATTTGTATTATTTTATGCACTTGTTCTAATTCTTTTTGATTTTTAGGTGCAAAAGTAAATGAAAAACTAAAGGGTCTAAATGGTACAGATTTAAATGCTAATTCCATATTTGGGTTTATTGCCATACCTGTATATCTTCCAAGAAGACCTGTTACACCTGGTGATATTATTTGTAATGCTGATGTAACAAGTTCTGCAATACCTGCTAAACCGGCACTTGATATTGTATCTAGAAAACTATCTGTACCTATAAGACCACCTAATATACCGGTATCTGCATTTTCATAATCAGATTCATATTTAAATTTAGTTTGTCCTGGAGTATATAAAACAATAGCACCTATTATTTTATCATTGTGTGTATCAAATTTATCTCTTGGTCCTTCTGTAAAAAGTTTAGCATATTGCGCTTGCATTGCTGGAGTAGGTGTTAGTGTAAAGTTTTCTTTAGTATATTTACCAATCAATCCACCTATATCAGAACCAATATCAATAATATCATTCTTTGTTATATAATCTAAACCTGTCTCAGCAGCTTTACCAAATCCTCCAAGGTCTTTTAGAATATTTTCCCCAAGCATACCGGCTGCCGTTCGTGTTGCACCTTTATAACTATGTTTACCTGATGTTGGGACTATGTTTTCAACATTTGATTTTCTATTTGTAGCTATATGAAACTTTATATAATGACCATCTCCTAACGCACTTACTTCTTGTGGATAGTAGGCATAATCAAAACTTAATGGGTCTGCTGATAACGGAATATCACTATCTTTTAAATTCAATTTAGATGGAGCTTGCAACCTTTTTGCCAACATATCTGTGGTTTCTTTATTGGTTTGTTCGCCACCATGTTGATGTCCGAATATTAGATTGGACATATTTTTAAGTATACTCATAGTTACCTCTTATTATTACTTATATTTATAACATAAATAGTCATATGATATCATCTAAAAAGAATAAAACTTACAAAGCACCACATAAAGGTGTCTTTAAACCTAAAAATCCTAAGAAATATGTAGGTGATTCAAATAATATTGTGTATCGTTCTTCATGGGAAAAGAAATTCATGTTATATTGTGATAGAAATAATGACATATTACAATGGGCAAGTGAAGAAATGTATGTTCCGTATCTTAGTCCTATTGATAAAAGAATACATAAATACTATCCTGATTTTATTATTAAAACATCTGATGATAGAAAGATTATGATTGAAGTTAAACCTGCTATACAATGTAGACCCCCCAAACCTCGTTCTCGTAAAACTAAAAGATATCTTCAAGAGCAATTAACTTTCATTAAGAATATATCTAAATGGAAATCTGCAAAAGAATATTGTTCTGATAACGGTCTTGAATTTCTAATAATGACTGAGAAAGAATTAGGTATTAATTAAAAGTCTTTTATAGATTGTATATACTCTTAATAGCATCAGTATTAAATCCTTCATTTGCTCTAATAGGAATAGGTGTAGCTACAACCTTTGTTTCAGATTTATTAGATGTAACAATATTTACTGTACTGCCAGACTTTAAATCATATTTAGGAAGATTCTTTAAGTCTTCGTAACCATCATATGTTTTTCTATTTCTATTTCTATTACCGAATGGGAGTGGTGATGAATCACCACTTTTACCAGGGAATCTTTTTAAAAACTGAGAATCTGACATATTTTTTTCATCATAGAGTCTTTTATCCATAGCTTCATCTTTTGCTATTTCTACTTCCTCTGTACCATACTTTGAATCTTTCAAAAGATAATCAATCGGATTATCAAATTCGTTTGTGTTCTCTCTAACAATTTTACCTGCTTCTACAGCAGACAAACCTTCTTCATGAATTAATCTTTTCTTATAAGCGTCATCTGATTCTTCGCCAAACATACCTATTTTTTTTCTTTGTTGTTCTTCAGGTAAATCTGATATAAACCCGAATTTTTTAGCTAAATCATAAACAGCTTTTAAAAGTACTGCTAATGCTAGTGATAGACCAATAAATTTCAATGTAGTTACTATAACTGAAAGTCCTAGTTTGTTGTCTTGTGCTTCTTTATCTGCTAATTGTTCTTCTTCATAGTCTTTTTGAGTTGTAAATAATTTCTTTAGTCCTATTAGAGGTTGAAACATACTACCTACTGCTTTAGCAGACGCTTTTGCTGTTTCAGAAATTTCCTCATATGCATCCATCAGAGGACCAGGTATGAAATCTCTTGCACCTACTGTCTGTTTTACTTTTTGTCTAGGCAATCTATCACCTAGTACTTCTGTTTGTTCTTGTAATAATGTATTATTGTTTTCTAGAGCTTCTTGCAATCTAATTAAGTTCTCAACATCAGTGTCTTCACCTTTTCCTTTTTCTTCTATAAGTTTTTGTTCTAACAAAGCAGAATCAGATTGCGTTTTTAATAATAGTTTTTGTTTTTCTATTATCTCTTTCTCATTTAATTTCTTAACTTTATTATCTTCTGTAATTTCAGCAGGAGTGCCTGTTTGTAATACTTTTTCTAAATCTGCTTCTGCCTTTGCTCTTTCTTGTGCAATTCTTTCAAGGTCTTCTAAATCTTTTATTCTTTTCTTTCCTTCATCTGTATTAGAATCAATGTATGTTCTCATCATCCCAATCATATCAACACTATCTGCTGATTTTTTACTTCCACTAACAAACCTGTCTGGTTGACCACTTTTAACATCTCGTTTTATGGTTTCAGTTAATCTTTCCACTTCTTGTGGAATTCTGACAATAGAGGGTATCGCCTCAACAAATGGTGCGAATACCCTTTTCATTGACATGATTAAAGGTTGAAGTTCTTCTTGTGGTAGTTCTACATGTGCCATTATCTTCTAACCAAACTGCCTCCAAAATATAACCCGATTATACTCGATACAACATG